CCTGATTACGCAGGATTTGATTCGTTCTTAGAAAAGAATTTAATAGCATAAGGAGTTTAATATGGAATATAAAGAAATATTAGATAAACTCATAGAGATAGAAGGTCAGTTAGATGACGCTATGAACACTCTACCGGAGTATAATTCTAATGTAGATTCACAAGGTTATATAGATGGTGCTAGGTGTGATTTGTATCATTTAAAAGATGAGATTGAAAAATCTATACTGGATGAGAATAGAGTTATATCTGGAGAAGAACTGGAAGAAGTTCTACATCACCCACCTGTAAGTTTGTTATAGTGTATTGTAAAGCTTGTACAACAGAGTTGGATTCATCACGAGTCCAACTCGGTTTATATACTTGTATCGATTGTTCCGATACACAAAAGTATTCAGCACATATTGTCTATCCACATAAAACAGGTTCGGTTGTCCAACCTGTCCAAGAAGATACTAAAAGAAATATTCAGAGATTAGACCGAAGGTCTGCTAATGGTGGACGAACTGCTAAAGGTATTTATGCGGATAACAGTTGGGATAGATGGTTGGAAAGGTATTATGCTAATATATATAGTAAAGAGCCAACGAAAAAATCTTTAAAAAAAATCTCTCAAAAGTTCTCTCATATGGAAAATGAATCACTATACCAACTCGTGGTAAAAGAATATATGGATTATGGTTATCAAAGGGCACAAAACAAAGTTAATGAGTTGTATGATCAAGACAAAATATCTTTAGTACAGAAAGGTAAGATGATGGATAACTTGTCTAAGTTTCAAATGATGACCAGTAAAGAAAAAAAGTTTTTTAAGAAAATAGAAATAAATAGTGGCTCTGATTCTTAGTCCTCACAGATTAATGACTTAAAGATGAGGGGTCACTATTTATTAATAACAATGGAAGGAAGAACATATGTTAACCGACAATAGACTACACTTTTTACTAGGTGTTTTATTAACTTCTTTATCAGTAGTAATGTATAAAGAAATAACACATAAGCCACCTATAGTTCAAACCAAAACAGAAACCATAGTTCATATGGTTAGCGATCCTATAATCAGGGGTAACTTTGAGATGGAATCGGAAGAGATTAATTCATCATTAAATAAATCTAAACTCAAACACCTATTGATTTATATAAACGCATTATGTGATGAGTATGGTATGGATTATGAAATGGTTAAAGCCGTGATACAAACTGAATCAAGTTGGAATCACAAAGCAGTATCAGAGAGTGGTGCTATTGGATTAATGCAAGTATTACCATCAACTGCCTGGGATGAATTCAAAACATCTAAAGATGATTTATACGATCCTTATGTTAATGTAACGGTGGGTATTAAATACTTATCTTACTTGAATGAACACTTTGATGATATGGATGCTACACTTACGGCTTATAGTCACGGTCCTACTGTTACGAAAAAATATAGTTCAAAGTATATTAAGAATAACTTTTATGTAAAGAGAGTATATAAGAATTTATAATAACTGGGAAATAGAATCATGCATCTTAAAAAATATATAGTAGAAGTACCTAACTTTCCAATACAGGGTGTGAACTTTAAAGACATATCTCCGTTACTAGCAGACCACAGAACATTTAGGTCGGCAATTGTAGATATGGGTAGGTTAGTTGTAAATCCCGATTATTGGATTGGTATAGATGCTCGTGGATTCATATTTGCCTCGGCACTTTCGATGGTCTTTGGTGGTGGAGTTGTATTATGTAGAAAGAAAGGTAAGTTGCCACCACCCGTAGAATCTGAGTCTTATGCTTTAGAGTATGACACGGCTACATTAGAAATAAAAGAAGGCAAGGGAACTGCCGTCATAGTAGATGATGTACTGGCTACTGGTGGAACATTAAGAGTAGTTAATCATCTGGCAGAAAAGGCTGGTTATGATGTCAAAGATAATTTGGTATTGATTGATTTAAAATATGTACCAACGGTTGTAGATTTTAATTTAAAAGTAAAAAGTTTAGTCCAGTATGAATAGGAGAGATGTATTGATAGTATCTGCTCTTGAACAAGAGACGGATGGTCAACTTGGGGAATATAGAGTTTTACATACTGGAGTTGGTAAAGTAAATGCCACGATGGGATTAACAAAAGTATTACAAAAGGCACATCTATATTATTTACCACCAATGCCGAAACTTGTTATAAATTATGGAACTGCTGGTAGTAGGGATTTGCAAATAGGTGAATTAGTCGATTGCACTAAGTTTGTACAGAGAGATATGAATATAACACAATTAGGTTTTTATGAAGGCCAGACACCATTTGAGAGTCCTAACACTATGCATGTACTATCTACTTCTAAATTCAACCCTATAAAGAAACGGATTGCATGTGGTACAGGAGATAGTTTTGTAGATGATATAAAAAAAGAAAGTCTTTATGTTCAGGTATTTGATATGGAGGCATATGCTTTGGCAAAAGTATGCCGTGATTATAATGTACCATTCATATCATTTAAGTATATAACTGATAATGCAGATAAACATTCCGCTAAGAATTGGGAAGAAAACTGCTCTGATGGAGTTCAATTATTTAAAAGTGAGGTTCTTTCAAATATCAAGTGGTGATGTATTTTGTATTAGGTGTATTAGCACCAATAATTTTAAACTTAATGCATCTTATCATCGGTTTGTATGTAGTTACACAACGAGGTAATTTGATGTCATTAGGGTTTACTGGTATGGGGTTTTTAACTAAGACCATAGGAATGTTATTTTTAACTTGGTTTGGTGTTGGATACTTAGAATTAGATTTCAGAATATTCGTGCCACTACTTACATTCTTTTGGTTCTTCACACACATAGTTGAGGCATTTGTTATTCAACACTATATGAAACAAAATCAAAGTTAGGTAAATGCCTTTAAGTAGATTTGGTAGAAGACATAAGAAAACCTTTGGTAAGAAGAAAGAAAAATGGGATGGTAATTTTAGAAAACCACCTAAACCTAATTCTTACTATGTGCAGAAAAAAGGCATATGTCGTTGGTGTGGTAAAAAGATTATCGAGAATAAGATACACAATACAAGAAAGACTTGGCACCAAGATTGTGCCACAGACTATATGATAATCCATCATCCCACAGAAGCTAGAAAACATATATGGAAACGAGATAAAGGTAAGTGTAATGATTGTGGTAAACAATGTACACGGCGCGGATGGGATTTAGACCATGTTAAACCATTAATGGAACAGAAGGGATTGAGGGAACATCAATTAGATTGGTCATACTATAAGTTAAATAATATGCAAACACTTTGTCGTCCATGTCATAAGAAAAAAACTAAACAAGATATGAAAAATAATGCTTGACATTAATGTTAATTCTATGTATATTACATCGGATACTTAAACAGGTTATCGTTCTCTAAAGAATTGAATCTCGATCTTTAAGAGGTTCTATATGGGGCATAGTTCTTTCTTCCTTTCTTCTATGCCCCTAAAAATTAAATAATAATAAGAGGTTAATAATGAATAAAAAAATAGATATGGCAGAATTCATGAAAGAGTGTATGCTAACTAATAATGATAAAAAACAAATGAGATCACTTGATAATAAAACAATGAAAACTGATCCTAATTACCAAACTAATAAGAGAGTTAATCTTGAATATTATAATGAAGATGAACTCGAAGATATTGGTGTAGATGATTATTCTGATTGTGATGGTCGTGAAGAATTAGAAACACTTGGTGATGCTGGAATGGATATATATCAATAAACCATAAACGATTTTACGAACACGGCACTATTTATGGATATATGGAAGCAAATGAAAAGCAAATCGTAAGAGTTTTAAATAACATTCTTGAAAGAATTGATGATTTAGAATTACAACAAGCACGAAATAGAGAGTTTTCAGCTGTTGTTAAAAAAAGATTATTGGATTTAAACTCGTTTGTTAATGATGTCCTTGACATTGTTGAAAGTGAAAACTTAGAAGATATAATGTCTAATGAAAAACTTAATAAATATAATGATTTGCGAGAATTAATTGATAACGAATTGGAAGATCAAGAACTTGAGATTGAATTTAAAAATTCAATTGTTGGAGAATCATAGTGCGTGAATTTTTAATATTTCTCGAAGAGATACGAGAATTATTATTAATGATTGAAGAAGATAAAGATTTTACTTATCTAACTGAAGTCATTGAAAGAGTAGAAGAAGAACTAGAGCATATAGAAAAAGAATCTTAATTGTTACATACGATAATAACTATTTTACTTGGAGTTATTGCATCCTTTTTGGGTGTAGTGACTTTCTATGCATTAAAGAGAATCAATACATACGAAAAAATAATACTAAATTTTAATAATACCATAGACTTAATAAAACATCAACTTAAAGTAATAGACGATAAAGGTACATTTGAATCCGATGACGAAGTTGGTTTTTTCTTTGAAGAGATAAAACAACTTGGGAATCAATTAGAAGAGTTATTCGAAACCGAGGTTGATGATGAAAAAACGCAAGAAGAAAAGTAAAATATATTTTGGTACACCAGTTCATGATGCCATTGTAAAATATAACTATGAAGAAGATGTAGAGCTTAGACATAAGATATACACAGAAGAAATACATGCAGCATTTTTAAAACTTGCTGAGAATATAATTAACACATATAAATTTACTTATTTTGATTATGGATTTAGGGATTTGCAAGAAGAAGTGGTATCTAATCTTGTAATCAATATGCACAAGTTTGATGAAACAAAGGGTTCAAAGGCCTTTAGTTACTTTAGTGTTGTTGCTAAAAATTATCTTATATTGAATAATAATGCTAATTATAAAAAACTTAAAATTCATGATAACATTGATACTCTTTATGAACATGGAGTAAACGATAGTGAAATAGAAAAATCACCATCAATCGATATATTCATAAAAACAATTACTTATTTTGAAGATCATTTGGAAGAATTATTTCCAAAACAACACGATAAAAATGTAGCGGAGTCAATATTGTATTTATGTAGGAATAAAGATAATATTGATAATTTCAATAAAAAAGCTTTATATATAATGATTCGAGAAATGACAGATGTCAAGACATCTAAAATAACTCAAATCTCTAATGTATTCCGTAAAATATACCCAAAAATACAAGAAGAAATTCTGAGTAAAGGGCATATAGATAACTTAGCTAATACTGGATCTCTATAACTTTCTAATCATTCTATATTTATTAATAGAATGTTATGGAAAAAGACTTTAAAATATTCGGCGATAAGAACTTTTCGGATTTATCTCAAGAGATATACGAGAATTCTAAATTAAAGAAAACTCAAATTGAGCTTTTAATCCAAGAGGTGCATGGTTACATTCAAGGTATTGAAGATATAGCAATTGTGGGTCCTGTATTAAAAGAACTTTTGGATGTTGGCGTCAAGAATGATGACAATCTTTTAAAGTTAGCAACTGTAATCCAAAGAATAATGAACAAACACCAAACTATTGATGATAGTGATGTTAGTTTATTAAGTGAATCTGAAAAAGAAGAATTAATGACTTCACTGGAAGAAGCTGCTACAGTATTACAAAAAAAGTCTGATGATATTGGTGTAGATAAAGTTAGACAAAAGTATAACGAATAATGTCTACTATACCATTCCATCTTGGAACTGTCCATAGAGTTTACACCGATAATAGAGGTGGTAAGGGCTCAGAAAAATCTAATACAAATATGATAAAGCTGAAGGGATTAGATTCGCCATTACCTACAGTAGCAAAAGAACAATTTGCAAGACCTTTATTTAGAGGTGTACATGATTCTATCACAAAGGGTGATTTGGTTTTATTTTGTATTTTACCACATAGAAAAGTTTATTATATAGGACCTTTGAATTCATTTAATAATCCAAATTACTCGCCAAATCCTACTTATTCTAAAATAAAACAATATCGTGGCATTGATCATAATATTGCATTAGATGGTTTAGGTTATAGTGAATTATACCCAAGAATACTCACCAAGCCGTTAAATAAAACTTATTCGAGAGATTTAGATTTGGATTTTATTATAGAGGACAGGGGGGATCTTATCAACACAACAGCAGTAGAACATGCTAGATTTAGTGATTTGGTTTTTGATGGTAGACATGGCAATTCGATTAGAATAGGTTCAAGAGCTGTAAATCCTATTTTGACTATACATAACAATAGACTTTCGAGTGAAGTGGAAACATTATCGCAGGGTTCAGTTGTGTCAATGATGTCAGTTGGCTCAATAGAACAAAATTTTATGGAATATGGATTTCGACTTTCCATCGATACTGATAGAGATGAGGAAGATAATTTTAAATTAAATGGTGGTAATATTAGTGGTGAAGATTCATATGATTATAATTACTCATTAGTAAATCCAGATGAAGCAGATGAAGAAGACAGAGTAGATTTTGATCAAATGATAATTTTTTCTGATAGAATAACATTTGATGCGAGAAGTCAAAATGCTGGAGACTTTACTGTATCTGCAAACAGAAATATTAATTTTGGTGCAAGAAAAAACTTCACATTAAATAATAAAGGATTTTCAGTTATTAATTCTGGTAATATTTATTTAGGAAAGAAAGCAAAAGATAAAACTCAACCAATGGTGTTGGGTGAAAAGCTGAGAGAATTGTTGGAACAGATAGTACAAGTATTAAATAATGCTAATGCACTTGTGCAAGGAGTACCTTTGCCATTGGTGGATAGTGCTGGTATTTCATTAAAGGATACTAAAGTGACAAAAAACATTACAGAAATATTAGAACAATTAGAAGAAAGAACACTTAATGATGAAGAAATTATACAAAATGATGGTCCACAGTTTATGAGCCATCATCATTACATAGAACAAAACAACAGTAGGAGTTAATAATGAAGGTTAATATATTTAAGAAATTAATTAGAGATATAATAAGAGAAGAATTAGATTATAGTTTTTCTCGACTTGGCAAAGAGTTAAAAGAAGTAGTAGTTAATGGTAATATTGGTAATATAAATGAAGATAGAACACAGGCACCACAACCTACGGACTTTAAAAAATTAATGAATAATTCGGCCAGTTCCAATTCCAACATTCCCACACCCAAATCAAATGTTTCTAGTCCCAGAGTTAAAAATCCTATTTTGGATAGTTTATTGCAAGAAACTGCTGCAGCAGGCGATTGGAAAGGTATCGAAGGGGAAGGGGTAGAAGTCGAATCAGTTCAAGATAATGTTGATAAATTACCAGACCATTTGGCTAGTGCTTTATCAAAAGATTATTCGCAAGTAATGAAAAAAGTAGACGAAAAGGCGAAGTTTAAAAATGGCGCTTAAGGATAAAATAAAACAGGCTTTTGAAAAAAGTATAGGTGGTTCGTTAGGTCCAAAATCATCACCTGAAATAGAAAACCTTGCTGAAGATTTAACTAAGGCGATAGCTAAGTATGTCGGTGATCTTACTTTTAAAGTTGAGGATTTGAAAGGCGAGGGGGTAATAAAGCCAGGTGATATAAAAATAGTCCCACCTACTGCTGGATTCAACACGACACTTGTACCTATATCGGTTAATATAAGTAAATTAAAACCAAAGGGGTTGAAGGATAGTTCTAATGCTAATGCTTCGGTGGTTAAAGTGGATAAAGACGAAAATGAAAAATTAAGTGGGGTTAGTGTTTAATGGCAATAGTCGATAGAAGAACGAATCAGTTTGTTGAAGATAAAGACACAAGAGTAAGTGTTGGTATTGATTTCCCATTAACGCTATTCCCAAACCAAGATGGATATTTTAAAACAACCAAGACTACTATTGATTCAATAAAAAATAACATAAAATTATTATTACAAACCCAAAGGGGTGAAAGAGTTTTTCAGCCGTCTTTGGGGATGAATGTAAAACGATTTATATTTGAGCAAATTGATGAGAATACTGAAATAGAAATCGAAAACGATATTGTTGATACTTTTAAAGTTTGGATGCCCTTTGTTGATGTGAGAGATATAGAAGTAAATATTGATTCTTCAACTGGAAATGCCAATAGAATAGGTATCAATATAGTATTTAGTATTAGTAGAGCACCAAATAGTTTAGAATCAGTAGGAGTTGTATTGGAGTAAAAAATGGCAACTAATATAAAATACACGAGTAAAGATTTTTCTTCGATTAAAGCTGATTTGATCGAATATACTAAGTCTTACTTTCCTGATACCTATAAAGATTTTAATGAATCTTCACCTGGTATGATGTTGATAGAATTATCAAGTTATGTCGGTGATGTATTAAGTTATTATATTGATTATAATTATAAAGAAAATGTACTGTCAACTGCTACCGAAAAAAGGAATGTTAGAAGGTTAGCTGAATTTTTAGGGTATAAGCCATCTAATAAGACTCCATCGGTTGTTAGATTGAAAGTTACACATGATGTTGGGGTGGATGGTAATAAGAATCCGGATTTAAGTGAATTACCAACGATTTCACCAGGATTACAAGTCAAATCGAATATAGATAGTGAATTGGTATTTGAAACAACTGATGATATCGATTTCAGTATTTCAGGATCACCTGATGTTCCACTTATTAGCCCACCGAGTCTCGGTAGTAATGGGTTGGCTACTGGATATACTTTAAGTAGATATGTCAGGGCTATATCTGCAGAAACTAAAACTAAATCATTTACAATTACAAGTCCAACTAAATTTTTAGAATTGGATTTGAGCGATGATAATGTTGTTGATATATTGGATGTGAAAGATAGTTCGGGGCAAAAATGGTACGAGGTTGATTATTTAGCACAAGAGAGAATTTTAAAGGAAACTCATTATAGTGATGATGATGCTAATCGAAATGTAAATGGTTATAATCAAGGAGAAGGTATTGACGATACTTCATTGATATCAATTCCTTATACCGTAGATTATATAAAAACAAATAAAAAGTTTGTAAAGAAATTTGATGTAGATAGCAATTCGACTAAATTGATGTTTGGTAATGGGTTATATAGATTCAATGTAACAGGTTCTTCTAATACGAGTATATTCTCAACAATCGAGCAAGCTGGATTATCCCTCAATGGCCAAGAAGTATCATCTGTAAATCAGGGTATTAGTGATTTAGTTGCAACTAATAATTTAAATTTAGGTGAAACTCCATCGAATACTATTTTGACAATAAGATATAGAGTAGGGGGTGGTCCTAATTCTAATGCACAAGTTGGGGAAGTAACCGAAGTCCAAAATGCTCCATCCGGTGTTAATATAACTGTTACGAATGATGAGCCAGCAGTCGGTGGAACTGATGGGCAAACTGTAGACGAGATTCGTAATAATGCAAATGCATTTTTCTCATCGCAATTAAGATGTGTTACTCGTGAGGATTATCAAGCTAGAATAATGAATCTTCCAGCAAAGTTTGGTAGTATTGCTAAAGCTTATGTGGAACGAATTGATAACCAGGGGGGTCTGCAAGTTAATGTATTATCCCATAATCAAAATAAACAATTAGTTCAAACACCACAATTGATATTACAAAATGTGATGACTTATTTGAATCAATATAGGATGGTAAATGATCATATTTCTTTTGGGATCAATCTCGGTACTGAAGATTCACCAAATATCTTTTCTGGATATGTTGTAAATTTTGGGGTTAAATTTGAAGTTAATATTGATAGAAGGCTTGCTAATGATAAAAGTGATATTAAAGTAGAAGTTATTGATACTATAAAAGATTTTTTCAGAATAGATAAAATGCAATTTAGACAATCAATCAATATGAATGATTTGCAATACAGCATATTGGGATTAGAGGGGGTGATTGGTATTAAGGAATTAAAACTTTTTCAAAATGAAAGTGGGGGTGGAATTAGTAGAAATATGGCTTATTATCAAGCAGACGGAGAAGTGATACCTAATGGGGAATCTAATTATGGGTTTGAATATAATTTTGAGAATGCTGAAGAGAACGGAATTATAAGACCATCAGTAACACCATCGATATTTGAATTAAGAAATCCTGATAGAGATATTTATGGGAAGGTGATATAATGCATAGATATTTTTTTACAACTAAAGATGCTTTTATTAATAGTGGTTCAGATCAAATCACAGGCGATGATTGGAAGAATAAGAATACTGGCCAAGATGAGATACTTGAATTAAAGAAAGTATTTTGGAATAGGGATTTCCATTATTCAACTCGAGCATTAATACAATTTGACGCTGATGAGATAGAGAATTATATTAGTGCATCTGTTTTACCAAGTACTTATAAATTAAATTTAAGACTTTGGGAAACCGAAGGAACAAGTGGGTTAAGTGAAACTTATAAGATTGCTGCTTATCCAGTAAGTGAGTCTTGGGATGAGGGTGTTGGTAAAGAAGTTGATGAGCCAAAAACTACAGACGGGGTTAGTTGGAAAAATAGAAAATACCCAACAGGTGGTGCTGAAGTAGCTTGGTCAACTCTTGGTGGGGCATATATAGCTACCGATGAAGTAACACAATCCTTTTCAGCGGAATCTCCTGATATTGATATGGATATAACTGCTGTTGCTAAAAAATGGTTTAGTGGTGAAAATAATAATTATGGGTTATTATTAAGATTTTCTGGTAGTAGAGAGACATCAACTGGAAGTTTTGAAGACCTTAAATTTTTCTCAAGGCAAACCAATACAATTTATTCTCCAAAAATAGAACTTAAATGGGATGACCATTTGCCAGCTACTGGTTCTAATACTGGTAGTTTAACTGCATTAGATTTATCAGGTACCGCGGAGAATTATTTATATCCAATGCATGTTAGAGAGGCATATAAAGAAACGGAAAAAGTTAAGTTTAGGTTTGGCGCCCGTAAGAGATATATTAACAAAAGTTTTACGACATCAGTACAGACTGTAAGTGGTAGTTATTTTGCTGAAGGTAGTGCTTCATATTCTATAATTGATATGGCGACTAATGAGTCTGTTGTTCCATTTAGTGCCTATACTACTATGAGTTGTGATACGGTGTCTCCATATTTTACACAAGATTTAAATGGTTTTGAACCGAATCGTGCTTACAAGATATTAATAAAAGTTAATCACAATGATGGGCAAAAAATAATATATGATGACGATTTCGAATTTATCCTGAGGGTATAATATGTCATATCATGATAAAAAAGGCAAGGGGAAAAAAGGTAAGGGGCCCATGTCTTCATTGGATGGGCAGAGTAGAATCGAGAATGATAATCCCATAGTACAAACAGGCCTAACTGCTTTATCAGGCGAGTGGGTATACGAATGGAATAATCAAGATTATACTGGACCATATCATGTGCACCAAGATGGTACTGTTATGGCAGGGGACGGTGAGTTAGGTTCAGTACATGATATTCAACCAAATAAAATTATAGTTTCAATTAATCAGGATTTATCTTCTATACTTTCGCCTCCTGATCCTGATTTAAGTGAGGAGTCTACTAGTGAATCATCAACGGTTTTGGGGGCCTATGATAGAAACGAACTTCGTGAGCTTGTTAGTGATTTAATTTATAAAAGCTTTTTTCAATTGAGAAATGAAGATGCCGATGACAGTATAGCAAGCTTAGCAGATGAAGAAATTTTATCTCTACAGACAACTATTCGTGATGGTTTAGAACAAACCGGTAGAACGGAAGATGAACCTTTGGTCTTTTATAAAAAAGATAGAAATACCTTAGAAAGTAGTTTAGATTTAGAAAAAAGTTTTTTTCTAGGAGTTTGTGATACTATATGGGATGATCTTTATACGGTAGCAGAAGAGGGTGGTGGGATAACTACTCAGCATCTTGAGGATAATGGTTTTAGGGTTTATACTGAATTACCCTACCGTGTGACAGATTTAGATATACAACCCTCAACCTCTGGCCCTCAAAAATTTGCTTGGACAAAGAGACTTATGGGACATTATGGCGATGGTTATGAATTGGGCGTAAATGATTTTATAATAGCTGTAAGAATAGAATTTTGGTCCGATGGTGGTGTATATAATGGTGTTGATTCTATTCATTATGTTGATGATGATTATTGGACTAATGTATTAAATTTAAGCAATATAGTAAAAACAAAATTTGGCACGAGAATAAAACCTGAAAAAGCTCGTGAAGTATTGGATACTACTATTTTTGAATTGTTACCAAATCAAACTACACGACAGGATGAGATAAATACTTTTTTTAATAATTTTAATAGTTTAATTGGCAATGCTCCACCATTTATTGATGCGAATGGCGATGGTGTTGGGGAGCATGTACCATCTGCACAAGAATCATTAGATGAACAAAGTCGAATTAGTTATGAAAATAAATCTACTGCTTATATAACAAGATTGGATAATCAGGCTAATACTAATAATCAAGGTAAAACGCTTGAGTCGATGAGAAATGAATTAAATAAATATTTAGGTGATGTGGATAATGTTGTTCAAGTTATTTCTGACCAGCGGCCTGTATATGAAAATAAATCAAGTGGGTTTCTAAAGATAAGAAGACCGAATCAAGCTATTATATTGAGGGATACTGTTGGTGATGAATTAGAATTTCAAAAAGTAGTTACGGTGAATAATGTAACGGGCCCTTCTTTTTTAGTAGAGGGATTTACCATAACAATGTGGGTGAGGTTTGTTAATAAAGTTTCAGAGGGTACTTTGTTTAATTTCGGCAATCCATTATCTTCTACAAATCCTTATGGATTTAGATTAGATACAAAAGTAAATGAATATAATGGTAATTTTTATCGTTATTTGAGATTAGTAGTGGCAGAAAATATTGGAAGTTATGAAGGTATGACTAAATTAAGAGATAATCATTTTGGGTATACGGGGCCAGGTCCAAATTTGGGTAGATTAGAAGAAAGAAGTAGAAATCTTAAACATTTACAGGGGCATAACGCCTTTCCACAAATACCAACTGGTGATTTGGATGAGTGGTATTTTATTTGCGCGACTTATAATCCCTATGTTGATGAGGATTATAGTTTAGACTATGCTACTGATGTAAGAACTGATTTACTTACCAATAAACAATTTTGGTTAAATCACATAAGTATTGCTAACACCGATTCGAGTGGGGATGTTTTGTCTTCTGTGGGACAAGATTTAACTGATGGTAGATTACTTGGTGCAAAATGTAAAGTGGAAGTTATAAGTAGAAGTGAATTATTAAGAGCTCGTGGTTTTAGGGTTGGTGATGAGCAATTAACTATGGATGTATCTACACCATATGATACACAACTTGCTGAGACTCAGACTCAAGAAACCGAAACATTTAGTGGGTAATAAAAAATGGCTAAGTTTACATTAGCAGAAAATATTTTTGATGGTATTGGTAATTTGGAACAATCAGTTGGTAGTTATAAAGCTGATGAAGTTCAATTAGTAAGTGCTAGTATTTTAGAGGTTTTTGAGCCTGATAGGGGGGTAAATGTTCTTGTTCCGAATCCAAGATTAAATGATAATAATACTTCTTTAACTGAAAGTCTTGATAATAGAAAATCACTGGGAACTTTTACATTAAATGACCGAGATTTTTGGGAAAATAATAATTTTAATGAGACAACATTTGAATCTTATTTAAAGGATAATTTAGAAACAGTACAAACTATAATTTTACCGACACCGGATGGTGATATTGTAGATAGAAAAAGTCTGGTTTCTAGTTCACCTACTTTTAATTATTCTATTGATGCTGTACCTTTTGTCATTAATCCAAAGAATAAAAATATGGTAAGACTGGATAGGTATTGGGATAAGGAAATACATACTACAAAATATAACTTAGCAACGGAAGGTAAAATAAATTATTATTTGTACCCCAGACATAGCGGTAGAACTGAAGATAATAATATTGAGATTTTTAATATAAGAGGTAAAAAAACAGGTGGTGGTGGAAAAAACAGATTTGATTTTTATGCTTCGCAATCTATTGCGGCAAAGGATGATAGGGGATATTATTTGTTTGGATTAGATTGGGGCGATGGTTCTCCATTAGAATATACAAATGAACCTAAACTATTAGAGAGTACTGTTTTATTCGAGCATTTTTATGAAAAGCCTGGATTTTATTCTATAACAGGAGTAGTTTATGTCTACGATGGAAGTAATGTTCAAAATTATGAAAAATTTCAAACTAATATATTATTAAATCCATCTTTAAATTATGAATCAAATTTATATGGATATGATAATTTTGCTTCTATTGGTGGGATTTCACGGAATTCTAAATTTGTGAAATCTCTTTATAATATTATGGGTATTAATCCTTTACCTAATGAAGATGGAATTTATGATACCTCACGAGTTTTTACTGAAGCATTTGATAGATTAAATCAATTAGATAAAATAGATATTTTAAATACATTAAGTAAAATAAATTATGATTTGATACCAGATGATTTGAGAAGTATTATAACTCCTTATCAGGGTGAAATAGATGGGGTTGATAGTACTATTTTGGGATGTATGGATTATGGTCAAATTACTGAATTGAATCCAGCGGGTATATCTGCTGATAATTATAATCCGTCTGCAACTGTGGATGACGGGAGTTGTGTTTATCAAAGAGAATTGACAATTGAAATTGATATTGATGTGCCAATTCCTATTGATATTGTGATAAATCCACAATATGAGGAAAGTGATGATAGAAGACAGCTATGGACTATTGAACCTAATTCATCTCATACATCCTTTACATATACCTATGATAGTAGAGATTTTCAAAAATTATGGTTAGCAGCGCAAGTTTACAATTACAACCCAAATAGTATACTTTATTATGATTATAATTGGGATGGTTTTTATGTGGGCGATAACAAAATTGATTCACCCTACCACATGTACGCAAGTTTTTATTGGACACCTGGATATGATGTAATAACTGCTAAATTTATTTATATAGATGATACTCCACCCCCAGTAATACCAACAGACATGGATTGGGTTGAGTTGGGCGGAGTAAGTTATGGAGCTGGATTTGATAACTGGGGTGGAGTTTATAATTTGTATCAAAACCTAATGACCATTAATTCATTATCAAATCCATCAAAAATAACATCGACCTGGGGGCTAACTTATTATACCACGGAGGATTCGTTACGGGAGATAAGGGGTTTTTCACAAACTGGATTTCAACCTATTTGGTTTACAGAGGAAATGCATAGTAGTTTATCAGAGATTACTATCCCACAGGAAGATAGTCTTGGGGAAAATCAACCATTCTTTCTTGGGGTTGAAAGAGATGCTATATTATTACAATGGTATTACCCATCAGATATTATCGAAGCGACAGTACAGGAGGGTATTAGATATAGTTCCGAGGTTGAATCGTTTAATATTTATAGGTATCGATGGGATCCAATTACTGATGGGTGGATTTCAGATAACTCGGCCGAATTCGGAGCTCCTATAGCTTCAATACCAGCTAATCAACCAACTGAGTGGTTAGATAGAGTTATAGCATTGGGTAATGATTTTATCAATGCAAATAATAATCCAACTTCACCTGTTGGAAACGATGCAAATGTCTTTCCAACGAGACACCCTAACCTTCTTCCCTCAAACATTGAGGAGGATTTTGGAAATTGGACTTTCATAGACTTTGAAATTACTGAACCAGAATTTGAGGGAGATAATTTTTATTACACTGGACATTTTACTGACGAGAGGGGCAATGAGTGGGATTTCAATGGGACAAGTGATTATGATTTATTCCCATCTTTTGGGATAGTATGGCAACCTCCTATAGAGGATATAGTTTTTCAGTTAACAGAAGCTTTTTTTAGTGGTGATGTATCATACCCAAGCACCATTGAAGATTATGGGTATTTTGACAAAGATTTAGCATATGGGTATTACATTTACGAACTAAGCTCAGTTGATGCGAATGGTAATGAATCTGAAAAAATACAATACCCACCGTCCCAAGGAGGAAATGTACAGTATCCAACTATTGGATTGGGTATGGCTGATCAAAATGGTAATTTATATTTTAATTCGCGTGGAATAATGCCGACTCCAACTGATAATACTCCCAATCCAATTGTACTTCCAGATGAGCCTTTAATACATATGAGTCATTATACAATACAATTGCGATGGAATACGGTAGATGAATATTATACCTATGGTATCGAGGGTGATTTTGGTAGCTATAGAATAACAGTTATAAATAATACTTCCGGAATTACTTCTGTGTTTGATGTAGAGGATATAACAACAGATAGATTTACTTTTGGTAATTCACCGACATATCCCACTTCTGAGTTTGGTGAGTTTAATGCTAATGATGATTTATATTTTCAGCTACAAGTAGTGGATGGGACTGGAAATACATCTGATGCAATACAATTGGAGATAGTTCCAGAGTTTTTGATTACTGGAGATATTACATTTGAGTCTTATACACAGAACGAGATGATAGTTGAATCACTTGGGTATGATTATATAGCATTACAATTTTTGGATGATAATATTATAATACCAACTGAGGTTGATGGTATTACTCAGTATAGAATAGTACATGTTTATAATGCAAGTGAAACTGTCCGTAATTTGCATATAAAACCATTTATAAAAACAACAATAGCCGGCAATGAAATAAGACAGTTTCCATTTGAAAATAATTACGAAGTAATTACTCAAAATGATAATCCCCCTGAAGCTAATTATGAAATGGGGTATGGTGATAATATGGGAACTTTTACGATAATAGATCCTGACAATACTCTTCAAGGTCAACCTTTTTATTTGGGTTTATTTGCTGATAATCATTTTACTGGCTTATTAAGTGAAACTGATGAGCTCATATTTGGAGAACCCTTTGTTCCAGAAATTGATATTAGGGTTTTTTCTGATGATTATACGAAAATTGGTATAGATGAATTCCCAAATTATAATACAGATAGTGGAGTTTTTTCATTGGAAACTCAAGTACCTGTGCGAGGTAGATTTTCAAGTACTTATGATTTAGCTGATTTTGATGGGTATTATACTAATGATAATCAGTTGATTTCAACTGATTTTGATTTTAATTTGGAATTAAATCAAAATATCCTTGATAATTCCTATGAAGGGTCCAACGGTATCTTTAGTTATGATTTGTATATGAAAACTACACAAGTACCACAATTTGTTATTACTTTGGATACGGAGGGGCCAACGGGGGTTGGTATAAATCAAGAGCCAACTTTAGATTCAACAACTGAAGTATTTGCTATGAGAAATCAAGATATAACTATAAATGCTGATACCACCAGTTACCAATATATTTTTCAAAAATTTTTATGGACTATTCCAACTCCAGAACCATCATGGGTAAATGATACTGGTTTTACTTTACCAGATGGTGTTGGGGGAGAGATTTCACAAGGAAGTACGAATATGATGTTGAGGTTAAATCAAGCTTTGGCAGATAATGCGTATCATCCAGAAGATGGTGAAGGACTACCTCAAAATAATAATTCAACCTCTTTTACTTGGGATTTATATCCCGAACATCCTGTCTATTTTATTCCTATGACTGCAAAATCTGTTGAGAGAGTTGATATTAATTATCCTGCCATATCATTTGATGATAATCAGACGGAGTTTGTTGGTGGGTGGACTGATGCTCCATCTTTTCTTAATCAGTTTGTTTCTATAACATTTAATTGGAATTTAGAACCACTTATAGAAACTACTCAGATTGTAACTGGCGATACTATTGAAGCCCGACTTATACATGCATATAATCCTTTGATAACAGGAAATCAACATGTTATAGTGGATTTTGGATCTATTGACGCGATGGAAGTACTGAATGATGGTACAGGATCGATAACAATGAATTTCAATAATATACTAGATGGAAATAATCAATTGAGTTATATACATCCTATAACATCTCAAATAGTATATCCCAACACTTTTATAATTGCTTTATATAAAAATGGGGATATTATGGCAATCGATACATCTGGTGATCCAAATACAATTTATGGTTCGGATGAAATTACTATCATAGAAGCAGATGCAGGATTTTAATTATGGCTAAAATACATAACGGATTTGTAAATAAAGATTTTATTGATTCATTTAAAGATACTGGATTAAATGATGTAGATATAGCAACAACAAAAGTTTATAAAGGAGTTAAACCAATGTGGCATCAACTTGGTTTTAAAAATCAAACTAAAGATAAACCAGATAGTAAATTATATTGGAAAAATATAATACCTAAAGATTATACTTTTAAAAATATTGATGGTATGCAAACGATTGATGTTATTAATGAAGATGATGATAGTGATATTGGAATATCAAGTGGGATGAAAATACCAAGAACTGAATATAAAGAAATTATTATAAGAGAATATCCTAATGTATTACAACAATGGCAAGGCGATCCTCGACCACATTATCCAGTTTTACCACAATTAGATAAATATGGAGTATTTACTGCAATAACTGGATCATCAATATTTTTTGGTTCAAAGAAAACTTGGGATGGTGATGATGAAATTGCACCTATTACTAATTTAAAAGATACAGATCCTGATTTGGTCTTGAGTGTTGATTTTAATCAAAGTAATGCTGATGATTTGATTGATAAAACAAATTTTAATAAAATTCATTATAATAAAGATTTTCAATTAAGTTTAGATGAGAATTTTAGATTAAAAACAGATACTATTATGGGTGATGATAGGTTAGAAAAAAACAAAACGAAACAGGCATTTTAATGGCGTATATATTAAAAGAGAAATATCCATCAATTAAAACACCTGGTATTTATCCAGAAGCTACAAACGAAGAGATAGGTTTGGATACTGATAACTTAGAAGACTTTTCTTTAGGTAATTGGAATTCTATCATAAAGGATAATAAATTATTTATTTCATATGCCGTAGGTGGATTGGATGTTATAGAAAATCCAATGGGTAGACCGGTAAAAATTAAATTTGGTGAAGGGACTTTCAATAGTGTTGTAAGTGGACTTGTAAGAATTCTAATAAAAAGAGAAGGCGATCAACAATCTGGATATGGTGATATTGTAGATGTATCTAATCCAAATTATCCACTTAATTATATAACAAACCCTCCGTCTATAAATTATAACAACGAAATAACCGAGAGACTCACTCAAGTGGAAAGAGATAGATTTTTTGAAGCTTATGGATTTTACTTTGATTACAGTAGTGAGAATGATTGGGACAATAGGGAGTTTAAAGAAAACTTAGGAATTGACTTTTCTGATGGATTTGCTTATATAGAAGAAAGATCTGAAGAGGATGAAGAAGCGACACTGGTTATGAGATTTGATAATGATATTTTAAATAAATTAAAAGATTTGGTTTATGAAAGAGAACTTGAACCCTATTACGATACAGATTCAGATTCTTGGACACATGAACTTTTTTTTCCAAACTCATTTCAAATAAGAAATCCGGCTGAGACTACATCTTCGGTATTGATTGATGATGTATTGTCTTTTCCATTTGATGAGATAGATTCTTCTGAATTTAATAATCGTTGTCAATTTAATTTTACCGATGAATTAGAAGGTTCAACATCCGATTATTTTACAAATCTCGGAGCTCCATTATTTAAATATAATCCTGTGGCATTAACGGGTTCGGGGTATTTAGAAACATATGATTTAAATACTTCTGATTTACAGTTTAATGTTAATTGCGTGAATCAAAATAATAATAATCTTTTATATTATGATATTGATGATGATAGGTATTTTGAAACTTCCTATCCTTTAAAAGTAATGCTTAATATAGGTTTATTTGGTAATGATGATTTTGACAATACACCCATTCCAAGTACACAAGTATCTTATGGAATTCTTAGTTCATTTTATTTAGGACAAGATTTATTAAATCAATATATAGAAGATAGTATAGGTTCTGGTATATATGATTCTCACTATAGGTATCAAGTTATACAATGGGGAGATGAGAAAAATTTATTAACCAATGATCAAATAGAAAGTTTATATTATTTTAGTCTATATGATATGGATGGCTATCCACAGGCTGATAATTATATTGCTAAAAAATCTGTATCTTCTCAATATAATTCAATACCAATAGAAGAGCAAACACCTCATATTTATAATAAACCTGGTGTTAAATCAATAAAGATAGTTCTCTATAGGTATACTAGAGATCAAACTTTATTATTACAAACTTTTTTAATTACAAAAAATATTGTAATAAATGATGGTAATTTGAAATCACAAGATTTTTCTCAATTTGGTGGAACAGAATTTAATTTTTTACCATTAGAAGATAGAAATCAAGCTATAGTTGGTGGATTATCAGCAAATTCTCAGTATAATATTTCGGTGGAAAAGATAGTAAAGGATGATAATTTTATTAAGGAAGATTATTTAGAAAGAGTATCTAGTATAGATTATGTTTTTAATTATAGTGAGTCATTATATGGGCAATCACCTGGACAAATCGATTTGGGGACAAATAGAATGTTTAAAGGTACTTATGATATATATGATTTTATTACGGATAATAAAAATAAAATAGTTCAAGATAATTTTGAAATAACAGAACTGCCAACCGATAGTTTTGCTACTGATATATTTATAAATGATAGTAATTGTATTGTTGAATTAGTTCCTCATGAGTTGGAGTATTTAACTATTCCTAATCAAGCTGGAAATAATATAAAAGCAATCTTAATTGGAGATTATAAAGTTAATCAACCAAAAGATGGACCAATACAACGGGATGAGGTGATGCAAATACCATCTTTAGAAGATAATAGTGACACACAGGCATATTAATAAATGGAAATTTTAACAAATTATAATAACGATACATTACAGTTGATATCAGATGGTCCATCATATTCACTTTCTGATTTTGATTCAGATATCCATATAATAAAATTATCTGTATTTAGATCAAATGGTGTTTTTTTGAGGGGTGGTGAGTTAACAAAAGATATAGGTTTTTATATCTCACAGGATCAATTATTTTTAAAGCCAAATCAATTTTTAGATAGAGAGGGGTTTAGTGAAGGAAATTATAATTTACAATTTGACTTCATAAGTAGGTTTACAGAAGAAGATTTATTTTATATTTCTGAGATATCACCAAGTAGAAAAGAAATAAGATTAAGTATAAATCCACCCGATTCTCCTGATGGTATTGATTCGGATAATGTTTTATTATTTTTAAATGAAAATGATCCTTCAAGTACATATCAATTCAATTCATTTTTAGAATTAAGTCAAGGTAGATTAATTCCTATTAATGGTTATGCTATTGATAATGTTACTGATGATAGAAGAACTTTAATAATAAAATTAAACCAAGTTTTACCTTCGGATATTCAAATTTTAAATAAAGATTTTAGAATAGTAAATAAATTCTTATCATCACAACTTGAAAGTGTATTTTATAGAGATGTAGAGGGATTAGCAATATCTGGACTTGGGTTAGAAATTGATCAAGGTTTTGCGACAGAGGATATATTTGAAGAGGATATGGATTATTCAAATTACCAATCGATGACTGGTTCTTTTGGTAAAGATATTTTCGAGGAAGTAAAAAGAACAAAGAGAGATATAAATCTAAATATAGATTATAGTAATTTTTCAAATCATACTTTTTTTGGTTCAGCCGAATCTAAATTAAAAAACTTTAAAGACAAGGTAGTTAAACTTGAAGGATTGTTTGCTCAAATAAGTTCTTCTTTGGAGTTTTCGAGTAGTTTAAGAGTAGTGGAAAAAAGAAAAGATTTATTTAAACAAGTTGAAAATCTTAAAGATGACTTTACACATTATGAGCATTTTTTATATAATGATGGTCAAAGTTACTCAACTGCTTCTGCTCCAGGGATTGGGACAAACTTGGCTGGAACAAATTTCTCAAACAAAGTTGACAATAGTTTAAGTACATTACAAGACCAAGAGGGTTTTGATAAAGTTCACAAAAAATCTAATAGTGGTTATATACATTTGTTTACGGATATTTATAAGGCTGAAGATCCGCCATTTTATAATACTAATAAAGCCGTCTATTTGTCTTTTATTTTAAGGGGTGGTGGGGATTTTAAAGGAGAATATCAGTTACATATAAGTGGCGGTGATGCGAATATTAATTATGATAATAAGAAATATAAAAGTTATCCATATAATACAGGAAGACAATTGCCATATAATGCATTTAGTGGTTCTGCATTATTAAACCCGACAAGTACTGGCTCAAATTATAGAAGATATATTTTTAAAGGAGAACAATTATATTGGAGGCCTGCATATACTAATGGTGAATATTATGATATTAACTGGATATTGCAAGGAAATTTATGGAGAAATACTCAATACAGTCAAATATTATCAGGGTCAAATGTAATATCCGCATCTATGAGTGGTAGTGAGTTTGGTCGCCCTATAAAAGATTCGAGTGGATTATATAGACCATACTTTTTTCCAGATACTATGCCGGAAAGTGGCTCAAATGCATTTGGGCCAGTGACAGCGTCAGTTATGCCCCAAGGTGATTTATTTCCAGTAGTTTCAGTCGAGACTGGTTCTAAATCGGCATTTTTTACCGATGTAAAAGTTTCTTATAATAACCCAGCCGACATACACCCATTCAGTAATGTCTATAGACCACCGAGTGGTAGTTATGCTGGTTCTGATAAGTGGAATAATTGGTATGACGGAATGATAGATTCTGCTTCAAATTATGATAATGATAATATACATTCATTAGTTAATAATTTGCCATTTTCTTTACAGTCTGATCAACAACACCAAACATTACGAGATTTTGTAAGTATGTTGGGTGAACAATTTGACTTGTTGAGAAATTATATCGATAACTATCAGAATTTTTATAAAATGGGATATAAGAATCCTAATTCAATACCAGACACCTTGTTGCCAATAATAGGTGATTCAATTGGATTTGATTTGATGAATCCATATAGTGGTAGCATTACAAGTTATTTAGAAAATAATGAAGTTGATGGTATTGGAATTAAGACTGCAATAAATTCATTGTGGAGAAAAATACTTAATAATGTCATTTACATTTATAAAACAAAGGGGACGAGAGAGTCAATAAGTGCCTTATTAAATCTTTATGGATTCGATGCTCACTCTTTTCAATTACAGGAATATGGGGGTTCGGTTGATGAGCATAATCCAACTGTTATTAAAAATACTTCGGAAGATTTATTAGATGGATTAAAAAATAAATCCGGTAATGTATCGTTTATTGAAGAATTTGCAGCATTTCCAATGTTAAACTTGGATTCCGGCTCGGATTATTTAGCATTAGATTGGTGGTCGAATGATGCTAATGCAAATGGAATGGAATTTTTATTTCAAGCAAATAAATCCACAAATACACAAACATTATTAAGGTCGAGTGGTTCTAATGACTATTGGGATTTGAGAATAATACCATCAGGCTCATCGGCTACGAGGGGTAAAATTGAATTTCGGTTGAATTATACAAAAGATGTATCAAGTGCTATAGGTACAAATCATGTTTCTATGTCAACTGATTATATTAATAATATAATGAGTGATAATATTTTTAATATATTATTACAAAGAAATTATGCAACATCAAGCAATACAGTACCCGCTTCTCATTTTACTCAATCTTATCATATGTATATTGGCCGTAAAGATGATGATAAGATAAGAGATGTACAATTTATTAGTATGTCTTCACATAATGCTAATATTACAGCATCTCGTGTTTCTGGATCATATATAAATCAAAATTTTATTACATCATCTGCTTTAACTGGTAAGAATTTATTTGTCGGTGAGACATTATCTGGTTCGGTTGCTGAGATTAGAGTGTGGGATAGTTATGTTAGTATGTCAAAATTTAAACAACATGTTTTGAATTATAATAGTGTAGTTGGTGGATCAGTTAAATCTGGCGTGAGTGATTTAATTTATAGATTTAGGTTGAATGAAAATATTCCTAATTACAATAGACATCCTGATAGTACAAATCTAAAAATTTATGATTCAAATCCACAGCATACTAAGGATTATAGTCATTTGATTTCTACACAACCAAGCTTGAATTTTAGAACAAGTATGACGGAACAAACTTTTTACAAATTTGGTGTCAGAGGAACTGATGAGATTAAAAACGATAATCAAACGAATTTAGGTTCTAAATTAAAAGTGGTAGGTTCGTTGGATCCCAAAACAAAGACTGTAGAGTCTCCATATGACGGAACCCCAAAGGTACAAAAATCTAATAAAATTGGTAAATCATTTTCTTATGTTGATGCTATTGATTCTTTGATAATAAACCAGATGTCTGATTTTAAATTAGATGATTATCTTGAAGATGGTACGATGGATGGTATTTATAGTGATCTGGTTGATTTAAGAAAACAATTGATTAGTGATAATAATATTCAAATTGATGTTACTAAAAATTTAAAATCAGCGGAATCTCTTTTTAATGCTCCAATATTAAATAATTTACAACGACTTTTACCAGCCAAATCAAGTTTAGATTTTTCATATAATGTAAAAAATGATATTTTATTTAGACCAAAAATAAAAAATGCAATATTACAGACGGAGTTAAATCCAAATACAAATACTTCTTATATTTCTGCAAGTTTTTTAAAACCAACTTTATCTTCGACTGTTAATGAAAGATTTAAAAATGGGACTATTGATGTTTCGGATGATGAATTAAGTACGACTGGATTTGTTAATCAAAATTATAAAAATGGAACTATTGATGTGTCAGATAATGAATTAAGTATTACTTCACTTTATAACGAAAATGTAAAGACAAATGATTCTTCTCCATTGGATATAATTGATTTTACAAATTCAAGGACAGAATCCGTTTATACACTTGAGCCTGATATTACTAGTTTATTTTTAGGTAGTAAGAATGAATTTTGGAAAAATCATGGTAAGGGGGACGACCAAGTACATTTTAAATCTAAAAATCAAGGAACGGATGGTAACTTCAATACTTACAAATACGAAACGAGATTTACATTTCCAACTATAGGCGATACTGAAGAATTCTATCCAGTAAGTGGTACTTATAAAAGTAGAAAAAATCAAAGACAACCTTATAATCATCATGATAATTTTAGACATTTTTTCAATAGGCAATTTGTAGATAGTGGTAGTTATACTTATACTTCATTTTTTGAAGACAATGCTGAGCCGGGGAGAATGATAGGAAGAACGCGATTTTTTAGGACAGATAGTGATGGTAATATTACTTATCCGTCAAATCATTATATTTATGCTAGAACAAGTAAAGATGTGTTGGATAATCTAATCTACAAAGGAACTCAGAATGATGGTTCATCGCCAAGTACAGATCCAATGGATAGGGATCCAAAAAGAACAGTTCCAGCTTATACAATCAATGTAGGTGGTTCGGATACTACTAAGAAGTTAAAAGTAGTAAGGTAAAAAATAATTTGAATATATTTATATTAAACAAGGATTAATGTTATGGGAATACTTGATAATGATACCGTTGTCGTAGATGCTATTTTAACTAAGATAGGCCGACAGAAATTAGCAAATGGGCAACCGTTGGGAATTACTAAATTTTCATTCGGTGATACTGGAGTAGATTATACATTGTATAATCCAGACCATCCAAGTGGTTCAGATTCATATGGAACTGCGATTACATCACTACCGATGTTAGAGGCAGTACCAGATGATAATGTATTTTTGCGTTCAAAACTTT